TGGCACGTTGTTTGTCAAAATCCAATTGGGGAATTTGATAGGCCTTGGGCCCGGCATAGTGATGCAGATACAGACTATTAGACGGAACAGTTTCTGTATAATAACTGCGGTATCGGTTCCACATAAAATCCCAGGGTACAATTTCTACATTGGCCAATTTTAACTCCGTACTTTGATTTGCTGTAAGATATATCTTGCGTGGATGGTCAAAGTTGCTGACAAATTCACAGAACTTGGTGTGTTCGTAATCTCCTGTGTTGACTAGATCATAAAAAATCACAGCACGGCTGGATTTGGCACGGTTCAGGTATGTGTTGTGCCAATCAGGTCCATGTGCGTTGTAATGGTCAACCAAGGGCCAAAAACAAACGTCAGTGTCAAAACTGTTAGCATCGTGATCTAATAAACTCAAATGATAGGGTATGTCATCTCCCTCAATGCCCACAGTGTTAACCGTAGGTTTGTATGTATTGGTCATGGAGTATTTGTGCTATCTGTTGATGTCCTGCTATGTTAGGATGAAACAATTTGCCAACAAAATATTTGTGTTCACGTATGCCCGGCAGGTCATATTCTTGTCCAGTCAGTGCATGAGTGATTGTGTTTGGATAAATCAAATCTTTGCGTAACATGTATCCGTACGTGTCTGTGATCAATTTACCAAAATAACTGAAGAACAGACAATCTATGTTGTTGTTAAAACAAAATTGTTGAAATTGAAAAACTGTCTGCACTCCTAAAAATTCGTTGTATAAGCCGTCTTCCACATACTTGTAAGTCAGCTGAGCGTAGTCTTGCATGTGCATCACACATTCGGGTGGACGACCTGAAAAATGTATGTTGCTGGTGCTGTATGGTGCTTCCGATGTTATGTTTATAAATTCTTTGCCCTGATTGTTATAACTGAGATATCTAGATGGAGCAGTAAGCCCAACCATGAAAATAAGTTTGTGTGATTTAAAATCAGGATACTGTTTTATAAAATCAAATAGTTGCACAGTGGTGTGCCCAATGCTGCTGGCTGGTACTCCCATGTTTACGTATTCTGTACCAAGTTGATCTGCCAAATGTTTTGGCCAAGGATCTTCTCTGGGAATGTCTAACTCACTACCAAAGGTCCACGAATCACCAAAGGCCACTAATAATTGTTTCATACTATTACTTATTAAACAAAAAAGGCTCCGAAGAGCCTTTCCATTATGCTTGGTCTACAAACCGTTTAAGTTCTTCGGCCTTGGCTATAATGTCTGTACTAGACGGAAAATCTGGCAAGGTTGGAAATGCCTGGCTTTCGCGATTGGCATCTGTTAATTTGCTGTGATATTCTTGTAATTTGGCTTCACGTGTCTGGAACACTGGTGTGATCAAGATTTCATTGGCCATTTTGAGAAGTTCAAGACGGATCTCGTAAGGTGTTTTGCTCATGGTTTCCTCCTTTGTGTGTATGTGTGTTAAACACGAGCTGTAGCTGTTGCTACACATTTACTTATCACGCAGAAACGTCAGCCAACAAAAAAGCACACCGGAGTGTGCTTTTCTGAACCTTCCCATCCCTGGGTTGATTTGTTCCTTTTTATTGGAACGATAGGTTTGCTACAGAGATCTCACCAACATAGTCACCAGCATTACCTAGCGAAGACGCTGTGTTTGTTAACTCTACATAACCATAACGTGTCATAAACGATACGACTGGTTCAAATGTAGATGGATCTAGAACAACACCAGAACTCATTAGGGGGATATATGGGCAATAGAACGCGGCAGCATCTGCCTCGCTTGAACCCTTATAACCAACTAAAACAGCTTGGCTGTCGCTTGCATATGAATCAACATACACTTTCATTGCGCCATTCAATGTACCAACAAACTTGGTGTTTGTAGGAGCTTCAAATGTGCCTTCTGTTGTACGAGCAAATGCAGAAGTTGTAGCACTTTGTAGCACTGTCAATGCAGCTGGACTTACAACAGCCCAGTTACCAGCACCACGACGTGTACGCTGAGCGATCAAGTTAGCAACACGGTTGATCTGAACTGCCAAAGCGGCATGCTCGTCACCAACGAATGTGGCTGTACCAGAAACGGCAGCTTGGTCGTATGCAGCGTCAGTAGCGGCAAGAGCACGTAGACTACCAAGAATTTCTTGATCGATCTCTACAGTGATTTCTTGTGCCAGGGCAGCCATAATTTCTGCCTCAACATCCAAACCATGCATAGACTGTGCGTCTTGTGCAGCTTCAAATGTCCAACGAGCACTTAACTTACGTGTTTTGGCTTCAACAACTTGCTTCAAGATCTGTACGTTGATCTTGTTACCTGCTGTACCTTCAGCAGATGATGTTGCGTTACCTTGACCTGTTGTGTTGCTACCAGAATATGCAACAGCAATCTTGAATGGGCTTAGAGCCTCATCACCTGCTGTTGTGCTGGTACTATAGCTAGAACTATCACTTACTGTGTCAGCATAGCGAACACGTAGTGTATGGATCTGAGCAACAGGACCTGTCATTGGTTGTACACCAACGATTTCGTTAGCAATAACTGTTGGCATAACACGACGGATAACAGGTAGAATCACACGGTTAAGTGTTGCTACGTTACCAGCTTGTGTTGCACCAGCGGTTGCACTTTCTGCCAACATTTTGCGTGTATTCTCAAGGATTACACCCATTGTGGTTCGCTTGGAACCTTGTAGGCCTTCTAGCAGGGCATCTTTGGTCTCGCCCCAACGGCTTTCTAATAATGCTTGTGTCATAATATTTCCTCTTTCCTTTTAGGGTTTAATTAAGCCCTGCTAAACGTTTCATTTCAAAAACATTAGACATTACATCTTTTGCTTGTTGAGACTCAACGGCAGTTTTAGCAGTTTTATCACCAGTTACTTCAACAACACGACTCTCGGTTAGAGCAACTTTTTCGGTTGCTGGCTTGGCCACTGGTGTGTTATTTAGTACAGCTGGTAGATACTTTTCATATGCGGACTGTAGCTTATCAGTCTGCACACTTTCAAGTAGGTCACGCATGATTGCGGCCTTCTCTTTGTTCAAAGGTTTCAACATTTCTGCAACACGTTCTTTGCGTTCTGCTGTTTCTTTGATAATACGAATTTCTTTTTCCTTTGATTCAACCAAAGCCTTCTTGTTTTCAATTGCCTGGACTGCTTCAGACAACTTCTCAGTTACCATGTCCACTGTGGATTGTAACTCACGGATCTGCTTGTTCTCATTGAGGTGAGTAACAGCAAACTCGCTGGCGAATGCTTCATACAGACGACGACCAAACATGTTCTCGCGAGCAACTTGGATGTCTTCTTTTAGTTGAGTCAATTCTGACTCTAACGAACTGGTTACGGCCTCTTTTACTGCAGCGGCTGATTGCTCAACAAATTTCTTCTGTAGCTCGGCCAGTTTGGCTTTGCCTTCAGTAACTAAACGAACTTTGGTTTCAACAACCGCTTGTTTGTCTTGTTCAAATTCTTTGATTTCTTCTGCCAATGCATGGATTGTAAACTGTTCGAGTTTGGCAATTGCCGACTCGTATGTTTTACGATCTTGGCGCAGTTCTTTGATTTCTTCGGCTAGTTTAGTAACCATGAAATCGTTGAACTTGCCTGCACTTTCGACCATCTGTTGCTTGAATGCAACACGGTCTTCTGCTAATTGTCGTTTTTCGTCTGCAAACTCAGAGAGTTCAGCAGTGAGAGACTCTGTTACCATTTTGTCTAGAGCTTCAACCATTACTGCCTTATCATGTTGATAACGTTGAGCAAATTCCTCGCGTAATTCTGCACGAACTTGTTCTTTGGCTTCAACAATGCGTGATTCCCAAGCTTCAGCAATAGCTGTCTTGGTTTCTTCATTGATGATTCCGTTATCCAACAATGGTTTGATAGCATCTAACATTGGATATTTCTCCTATAGTTTCAAATCTTTGATCAGGCGTTTAATGCCTTCTTCAAGGTACTTCTGTACTTTTTGATCTTGAGCGGCTTCACGTGCCGTTTCAAATACCTGCATACCACCACGCATGTTCATAAGACCTTCATAGATGGCCTTGGGATATGCATGAGGTGCACTAGGTTGTGCTACAATGTCTACGGTAATGATTTCAAATTCACTAACGTGTCCACTTCCTTCGTTGACATTACCGCTTCCACGTGAGCTTACACCCAGTTTGACGCCTGATGTGATCATGGCTTCCACTAGTTTGCCCATTGGGGTTGGTAATACCTTTAATTTTCCACGTCCGGTAGGTCCATCCATCCACATTTTTTCAATCATGTGGCTTACGCGGTCTAGATTAATTTTCAAGTCATCTGGATGGTCAACTTCGCCCAACACAGAATAACCTTCATTGATTTGTTTGTTGATGGTACCAACGGCTTTTTCAATTTCATGGACAGGGTATACTCGTTCGTTGGCGTTCTTTACTCCGCCTTCTATGAATATACCCTCCATTTTGAGAGTCTTGTTACCGCCTTCGTCAACAGTTTCAACAATGATACCTGCCCGATCAAACGTAAGATTCTCTTTTAGGTACAAAGCCATTTGTAGTTCCTAATTATTTACGAACTGGGCTCTTGTCGCTTACAGGCACTGAACCGTCTGTAGTCGAACCTTCGCCTGTTTTTGCGGCTTCTTTGGTCTTGAATGCATTACCTGCTTTGCCGCCTGGTACATTGATGTTACCAGATTTGATATCTTGTGGTTTGTCTGTGCTTGGAGCAGAGTTACCGTCTTGGTTTTGCTCGCCACCTTTGCTACTGGCAGTACTGCCACCAAAATCAGCACCAGGACCTGTGATAGACTTGGCATTTACACCGGTCTTTTTGCCTGTTGCACCTACAGCGTCACCTTCAGCGGCATCACCTGCACCACCGTAGATGTCGCCAATGCGGTCTACATATTCACGCATCAGTTCAGAAGTAGATGTGGATTTGCGAGGAGCTTTGGATTCGCTTTTTGGCTCATCTTTCTTCTCTTCTTTTTCCTTGTCTTCTTCGTCATCGCAGTCTTCTTCATCTTCGTCGGCTGCTTCCATCATGCCCATTTCTGGCAGTTTGGCACCCATGTCATCACCGCCCATGTCATCACCGGCCTTGTCGCCCATGATTTCATCAAACTTGGCCAATAACTCGTCCAATTTGGCGTCTATGCTCATAATCTTTTCTTCGTCGGATTCTTCGCCGCCCATCGGCACCATGTCATCAGCTGGCAAATCTCCGGTCATTTCGCCGTCGTCTTGATCGCTGTCTGGGTCAAGATCAAACTCTTGATCACCTTCTTCGTCGCCTTCGCCAACAGCTTCTTCCTGGCTGATTTCGTCAACCATGGCTTCTACTTGCTCGCCTTCAACAGGACCCTGCATGGTTTCTTCAACCTGCTCTTCGTCCATGATACTTTCGTAAATGTCGCGGCTTTTTTCTACTACGATGTCGTGAAACAACTCACGTGCTTTTTGGTCTTCATCATTGATGATGTACTCAATTAATTTCTCAAACTTGTTCATAAGAACTCCTTAAAAAGTGGCTTTGTAAGAGTATTTACAAATATACGCAGTTTTCAGGGTTAAATGGGTAGTTTTTGAAGGATTTTGACCTGATAATTATAGGCCAAGCGGGGCAGCACCGGCTTCAGGCGCAGGTTGATATTGTTTGCTTACTGCTTTTAATTTCTTTTCATGCTCTAATTTACGCACATCATGTGCCTGTCTCAGCTGATTCAAGTGTGCCAAAGTCAAGCGAGTTTTACGACTATCAGACATTTTAAGAGTGCTATTATCGCTCTTTTGGTCCTGATATCCATGCGGTGCTGGGTCAAATAATTCTGTGATGATCATGCTAGTATTTAACCTTTATGAGATCAAAGTGCTGGAGCAGCAGTACCGGGTACCGGAGCGGCCCCAGGACCTGCAGCACTGCCGGCCATTTCTGGGCCACCCGCGGGTGCTCCAGCTGTGGGTTCGGGTCCTAGCCCCTCTAAGTCAGAAGCCAAACCGCCAGGACTGATGCCCACGCCACGCAAACCAGGTGCTTCGGCCTGTGCCAATTCGGTGTCGCCGCGTTCTTCAGCCCAGGCACTTTCATTTTCAGCAATCTCTGCTTCGGTCATGCCCAGATATCGTTTCATCAGATATCGTTTGCTGAGATATGGATACTGTTCCAGTTGCGTGAATGTGGCAATGCGAGCCGCATCAATGTCGGCTTGACGATACTGTGCAAAGTTTTGTGGCTCGTTGAATGCCAGATCAAACAGACTGCCGTCGATGTTGAAACCTCTCCAACGCATGAATAATTTAAACTCCGAATCCATTTTGTCAGCAATCATGCCCTGCAAACGTTGACAGTACTGGTTAAACCGCCATTCTTGGATCAAGGCTGTGCCCACGCGACCATCGTTGTAAGATTGGCTGCCATCTTCAGCAGTGGTAGGCAAGTAACTGCTGGGAATACGCAGTCCTCGGAATAGTTTGTTGGTAAAGAAACGTAGGTCGGTGATTTCGCCTAGGTTTTGACCGCCGGGCAACACGTCCACGCTGCTTCCGCGACCATCTGCTGTGGTTGGGAAAAAGTAGTCTTCGTTGGTGCTGAGTGGATTGTAGGTGGCATCCATCATGTTGTTGCCGCCACCCGATTGTGTGGGAATACGGCGCTGATGTATTTCGTTTTTGATACGTTCCACAAAGGCCATGGCCATGTGTGTGGGCATGTTGCCCACGTCAATCTTGAAAATTCTACGTTCCGGAGCACGTTGTACACGATAGATAATGATTGAGTCCTCGAGCAGTTCTTTTTGCTTGAACACTTTAAAAATGTTTTCCAGCACTGAGTTGCCGAATGGCCAATACACATCCAGGCCCTCGGTTAGACTGATGTGCATGACATGTTCAGCATTGACAGCAGCTTCGTTTTGAGCGTGACTAAAACGACTACCACCACCAAACGGACTCTGTGGTTGTGTGTAACTGCCCGACGGTCCGCCCACCTGTGGGTGATTCATGTAGGTGTCCGATGTGGCCACTGCGGTCACAGTTAAATTTTGGAAGTTGGGATTGATATCTTTGATCAGGTACTGCTCGGGCTTTTTGCCTTCGCCTTCGTTGACAATGACCTTGGTGACCTTGCTCATTTCTGTCCAGTACAACTTGAAGTTTTCTGGGTCACGGATAAAAACCTGGTCTCCGTATTTGAGCACGTTGCGTACTATTTTGAACATGCGTTGATTGAAGTCGTT